ACCCCCCCCCAATCTAGACGCATACACTCAGAGGTTGAGTCAGGTGAAGCCTGCCGATCAAGAGTTCATCGACTATTGCAGTCGTATGATACCGGGTATGTTCAAGAAGGGGTGGGACAAGTCCTTCGGGAAGAGAGTTGAACGTGTCATCGTCGGCACCAGTGCCTGCCTAGAGAACCCCCGCAAATGGGGTGGTGCTCGGGCCGAGATATTGAAGTCCTACACCCGCGAGGAATTCATGCAAGCCTGCAAGAGTGGCTACATGATAGACAAGAACCGAAAGGTTACTGTCGTATGCGGAAAAGGGAAGTCACGCGTGGTTACAATCGCGACTGCCATGCAGTACTGTCTCAGTCCCTTGATGGGCATGGTGTACGATCACATTGCGAAATCCCCCTGGTTACTAAGGGGAGACGCGAAGGCCTCCAAGTTCAAGGAGTTCCTTCGGAAATCAGACGAGGTGTTCGTGTCTGGAGACTACGAGTCCGCGACCGACAACTTCAACCTCAACCACTCGAAGCATATACTGTCTTGTATCTTAAAGACAGCATTCCATGTTCCCGACGGAATCAAGGAGTGTGCTCTCGAGTCGCTGAGTGATGTTGTTATCAATGTGAAGGACAAGAAGACCCAGATGCGAAGCGGTCAATTGATGGGAGATAGGACCTCTTTCCCCCTTCTATGCATCACGAATTATCTAGCGTTCCGTTTTGCGTTTAGGCATGAGCCGAACGCGGAGCGGATACCGGTCAAGATTAATGGAGATGACATAGTCTTCAGGTGCACACTTGCACAGAAGGAGAGGTGGTTCGAGGCTGTCGCCCAGGCTGGATTAACGGTGTCGAAGGGGAAGACCATGGTTCATACATGTTACTTCTCTCTCAACAGCACGTTCTTCATAGCCCGTCCGTCGAAAGTGGGACATGTGCCGTTTATTCGGAGTGAAGCAATTTTCACACCGAAACCTGAAACGGCGATGTTCCTCTCTGGCCGGATGCACGCTTGCCAAGTCGGATTTCACGGCGCAAACCGCTGTCGGATCCTACGGGAGTTCGTGAACGTGAACAAAGGGTACCTCTGGAAATCTCAGGTATCGCTGAACCGTGGGCACAAAGTACCAGTGCCGCATCATGTACTATCTGACTGCGGG